TTCACTGGCTATAGGAGAACCGGGGTTTACTACTGATAAATACGATTTATATCTTGGAAGCAGTGATGGTAACAAATTCGTAGGTAGTGGAAGATTCTGGAGTACTGAGACTGCTACTGCAGGTAGCGGGGTACGTTTCTTCGAAGCTACCGATAACGGTGTTAACCACACCCTTATTCAATCAGCAGCCAGTATGGCTGCCAATGTTACCTATAAACTCCCTACGGGTCAAGGTAACGCAAATACCGTTCTAACTAACGACGGATCTGGCAATTTAAGTTGGGGTGCTGGTTCAGCAAACTCTGTCCTCACTGGTGTTACAACTGTTCAGGGTTCGCTTGATGTTGAGGCGGATGCTGAATTTTCTGGTCTCACTACAGTTACCAATACTACAGATAACACTATTGGTAATGTAAACACCGGTGCTTTACAGATTGATGGTGGCGTAGGTATCGCTAAGAATCTGACAGTTGGTGCTGCAGCATCTGTCACCAGCGACTTCTTTGTTTCGGGCATTTCAACCTTCGTTGGTGCAGTAACCTTCCAAAGTGGAACAATCAATCTTGGTGATACTGACGGCGACAATATCAACGTCGGCGGCGAATTTATTTCAAGTCTTGTTCCTAACGCAGACAAAGCTGTTGATTTAGGTGAATTTGATAAGCAGTGGAGAGATGTCTACGCTGGTGGTTCTATTTACGGATATGAAAGTTTAGTAAGCACTGAAGCTGCTAATACTACAGTTACATATACCGTTACTGTTGCTTCTAAGACTGCTAATCACAGATATAACGGTACTGGTTCTAGTTCTGGATACTTTATTGATGGATCCGAATCTCCAATCCTGACTCTTGTACCTGGCGTAACTTATAAATTTGATCAGGCAGCAGGTTCTAATAGTGGTCACCCGCTGAGATTCTATCTTGAGTCTGATAAGACTACTCAATGGACTACTAGTGTCACAACAAACGGAACTCCTGGTAGTGCTGGTGCATATACGCAGATTGAAGTTCTTGACACTACACCTGCAGTTCTCCACTATCAGTGTAGTGCCCATGGACTTATGGGTAACTCGGTGGTTACTCAATCCAACGTAGTAAACAGCAATTATGCAGCAATTCTCCGTGGAGGATTGAATGTTAGTGGTGCAGAGACAGAGTTATCTTCTGCAACTGTTGGTGACCTGACTAATGGAAGAGTTGTCCTTGCTGGTACAAGTGGTGCTCTTGAAGATAGTGCACTTCTGACTCACACTGGTGGAACCGGTCTTGTTGTAACTGGCAATGCCAATGTAACAGGAATCGCTACAGTTAATCAACTTGAGGTTGGTTCTGCATCAGCCACACTAGTTGGTATTACCAGTATTGTCGATGAAGACAATATGGTTTCCAACAGTGCAACTGCACTCGCGACTCAACAGTCAATTAAGGCATATGTTGACACTCAAGTAACTGCACAAGACCTTGATGTTACTAGTGATAGTGGAACAATTGCTATTGACCTTGATAGTGAAACTCTGACTGTCGGAGGTACAACAAATGAGATTGAAACTTCTGCTTCAGGAAATACAGTAACAATCGGTCTTCCAGACACCGTTAATGTAGCAACTAAGATTGATGTTCCAACAATCGAAGTAACTGACGTTAAAGCAAGAGATGGCTCATCTGCTCTCACGATCACTAATTCAACTGGTGCCGTTTCCTGTGCACAAGACCTGACTGTTACTGGAAACTTTACAGTTCTTGGTTCACAGTCAATTGTCAATACAGAGACCTTAAAGGTTGAAGACTCTCTGATTGAAGTTGGTCTTGTTAACAACAGTGGTAATCTGGTTGCACCTAGTAGCGATGCAGACATTGACGTTGGTATTCTCTTCCACTATTATTCTGGTTCTGCCAAGAAAGCAGCAGTATACTGGGATGATAGTGTTGGAAGAATTGTATTTGGATCTGATGTATCAGAAACCAATAGTGTCTTGAGTGCAACTGCCAACACAGGTTACTCTGGAATTGAGATTAAAGAACTCTACGTTAATGACTGTGCAGGTGCTTCACAGGTCATCTCTTGTTCAGGATCTACAAGAAATCTTGAAAACATCACGATTGACGGTGGAACATTCGCTTGATAACTTTTAGATAACTTATAAATACAGGTGGGAACTCCCACCTTTTTTTATATTCAATTATGAATGAAGTTGACTATAGAGCTTTATTGATGGTATATCAACAGAAATCTGCTGATATGCTTTCTCAGATTATCGCCTTGGAAGCAAAATTGGTTGTTGCAAATCAAAAACTTGAAGAGGCACAGCAAGAAAGTAAAACAAGAAAAAAAACCACAACCAAGACGGTTGTAGATGCTGAGGAATTCTAAATGGCAAAACCATCAACACGCCAAGGACTGATTGATTATTGTTTCAGACGTTTGGGTGCTCCAGTACTAGAAATCAACGTAGATGATGATCAAGTTGATGATCTGGTTGATGATGCCTTGCAATTTTATCAAGAAAGGCACTATGATGGTGTCGAAAGAATGTTTCTTAAGTATAAAATTACTCAAGAAGATATAAACAGAGGGCAAGCAAAAGGAACTACAGGAGTTGGAATTGTAACTACAAGTGCCACATCCACATCAATCAGTGGATATGGAACTACAACATCAAATTTCTATGAAACTTCAAACTTTATTCAAGTTCCAGACTCTGTAGTTGGTGTTGAAAAGATATTCAAATTTGATACAAGCAGCATTTCGGGAGGAATGTTTAGTATTAAATATCAACTGTTTTTGAATGATTTGTATTATTTCAATTCAGTTGAACTTTTACAATATTCGATGACAAAAAGATATCTTGAGGATATTGATTTTCTTCTCACTACAGATAAACAAATAAGATTTAACAAGAGATCGGACAGATTATATTTGGATATTGACTGGGGATCTCAAACAGTGGATGATTTTATTATTATTGATTGTTATCGTGCTTTAGATCCAGAAACATTTAATCAAGTATATAATGATAGTTTTATTAAAAAGTACCTTACTTCTTTAATTAAGAGGCAGTGGGGATCTAACTTAATCAAGTTTGGTGGAGTTAAACTTCCTGGAGGAATTGAATTGAATGGAAGACAAATATATGATGATGGTGAGCGAGAAATATCAGAACTGATGTCAAGAATGTCAATGGACTTTGAAATTCCACCCCTCGATTGTATTGGATAATGGCTTTAAATCCCTTCTTTCTACAAGGTTCTAGATCTGAACAAAATCTTGTTCAGGACCTTATTAATGAGCAACTAAAAATATACGGGGTAGAAGTTACATATATCCCAAGAAAAATGGTCAGAAGACAGACCATTTTGGAAGAAGTTCAGTCTTCAAAATTTGATGATAACTTTTTATTAGAAGCATATCTCAATAACTTTGATGGTTATGGTGGCGCTGGCGACATTATGACCAAATTTGGTGTTAGTGTTAGAGATGAAGTAAGTCTTACCATATCTAAAGAAAGATTTGAAGATTTTATCTCGCCATTTTTAGAAGACGAAAATGATCTTGAGGTTGAACTTGCATCAAGACCAAGAGAAGGAGATTTAGTATATTTTCCTCTTGGACAAAGATTATTTGAAGTTAAGTTTGTAGAGCACGAAAATCCTTTCTATCAGTTAGGTAAAAATTACGTTTACGAAATTCAGTGCGAACTCTTTGAATATGAGGATGAAGTTATTGACACTTCTATCGATGAAATCGATAAGACAGTTGAAGATATGGGCAATATTATTAAATTGCAACTGTTCTCTACAGGAACTAATGCATCTGTAACTGCACACGTTGGAAGTGGATATGTTAGACAGTTGTTCCTAAACAATGATGGTTCTGGATATACAAGTGCTCCTACTATAACATTCTCTTCTCCAACAGGACCAGATGGAACTGTAGTGGCAACAGGAACTACTGCAACTGCTGTTGCAATCACAACAACTAGAGGTGGAATAACCTCTGTTGAAAGGGTTCTGTTAACAAATGCTGGTGCTGGATATACAGGTTCTGCACCAACAATTACATTTACTGGTGGTGGTGGAGCAGGTGCCGCAGCAACTTGTGGAATTAATACCGACAGGAGAGGTGTTGTTAGATTCAGTGTTTCGAATGGTGGTGTTGGATATAGCACTGTCCCTTCAATATCAATCGCTGCTGCACCACTTACACCTACACTTCGTGCTAGTGGAGAGGCAGTTGTTAGTGCTGCTGGTACTATTAGCGCAGTTCGCATCATTGATGCTGGTGCTGGATATCAAGCTTCTGCACCAACCGTTACTGTTGGAACTGCTGCAACCGTTGGAGTTGGAACTTTCTGGTTTAATGAACTTGTTACTGGAGAGGAATCAAATACCACTGCTCGCGTCAGGCGTTGGGACACTGATACGAATATCCTAGAGGTTGGTATTGTTACTGGAAGATTCTTTAGCGGTGAACAAATTACTGGTTCTAAATCTACAGCAGCGTATGATATTCAGTATGTTGGAGGTGCAACTACTACTCTGACAGATAAATACCAACAAAACGACGAAATAGAAGATGAGTCAGATCTCATCTTGGACTTCTCAGAATCTAATCCATTTGGTTCATATTAATGTTAGGCAATTATTTTTATCACGAAATCATTAGAAAGACCATCATTGGTTTTGGTACTCTCTTCAATGGAATTTCAATCAAGCACAAAGATGAACAAGGACAAGTCATCAGTGATCAGAAAGTTGCTTTAGCATACGGACCTGCACAGAAATTTTTGGCAAGAATTGATCAGCAAGCAAATTTAAATAAAGCTGTTCAGATAACACTTCCAAGAATGTCATTTGAAATGACATCTTTGGAGTATGATTCATCAAGAAAAGCAGGAGTTACTCAAACCTTCAAGTCTGTATCTAACAGTCAAATGAAAAAGGTTTATATGCCTGTTCCATATAATATTGGTTTTCAATTGAATATTTTCTGCAAGTTAAACGATGATGCTTTGCAGATTATTGAACAGATTCTTCCATATTTTCAACCATCATTTAATATTACTATTAACTTAATAGATTCTATTGGAGAAAAGAGAGATGTTCCCATAATTCTTAACAACATCTCAATGCAAGATGATTATGAAGGAGACTTCAGTAGTAGGAGAGCATTAATATACACACTAAACTTTACTGCCAAAACATATCTGTTCGGTGGAATTGCTGATAGTCCAGAAGGTCTCATCAAAAAAGTTACCGTGGATACTTATTCTTCTACCAATACGAAGACTGCCAAGAGGCAGATGCGTTACGTTGTAACTCCTAAAGCGAAGAAAGATTATAATGATGATCAAACTGGAGATCTTACTCTAACAATTAATGATACGGAGACTTTAATTCCTGTTGTAGATAGTTCTAATTTTGAAGTAGGAAATAGAATTATCATAGATAATGAGATAATGTATGTTGAATCTATTCCAACTTCTACTCAACTTTATGTTGAAAGAGGTTATGACTCAACAGTTAAGGCAACGCATTTGAAAAACGCAGTTATCAATCTCCTTACTGCTGCTGACGATGCATTGATTGAACCAGATGATGATTTTGGTTTCAATGAATCCTTCACATATCTTGGAGACAGTAAAGCATACAGTCCCACAAGACAAATTGATATTTAACTATTATGTCTGAATTTGACGCTATCGATGATGCACTTAATGTGGAAAGTAGTATTGTAAAAACAGAAAAACCTGTTCCTATTAAAAGACCGGAAGAAAATACTCATATACAAAAAGACTACGAATATACACGAGCAAACTTGTATTCTCTGATAGAAAAGGGTCAAGAAGCAATAAATGGTATTATGGAACTTGCAGGCGAAAGTGCAAGTCCTAGAGCATATGAGGTTGCGGGGCAACTTATCAAAAGTGTTGCAGATACAACAGATAAACTAGCAGATCTTCAAAAGAAACTCAAAGATCTTGAGGAAGATAATAGTAAGAGTGGTCCCAATAATGTCACCAACAATGCAGTGTTTGTAGGGTCTACAACAGAACTGCAAAAACTGTTAAAACAAGGTTTTCTAAATAATAGTAGTCCCAACTCTGATAAGGATGAAAAAGTGTAAACAGGGTTACTACTACTGTTATACTGATAAAAAGTGTAAGCGAATCCCAAGTGGACATCGTGTAACTTATGGTGGGTATCTTCGTCGCGAAAAAGACTCTGAAAATTCAGAAACCGACGATAATGATAAGTCTAATGGCAATGGTAGTGGCAATGGAAATCACTCAAATGGCAATGGAAACGGGAATGGGTCATCTTCTAATGGAGGTGGTAACGGTGGCGGGGGAGGCGTCTCCGAAGGGTGGAGTAGTAAATATAAAAAATCAATCGATTGTGACAACCCAAAAGGATTCTCCCAAAGAGCACACTGTCAGGGAAGAAAGAAAGTAAGTGAAGAGGCAGTTTCAAGAAAACAACAAAAGTTTTTCGGAATAGTTCGTGCTATTCAGAAAGGTGAGTTGAAACCTACTACTCCCGAAACTGCCAAAGCAGCTGCTACAATGAAAAGGAAGGATGTAAAAGATTTTGCATCCACAGATCATAAAGGTCTTCCAGAGCAACTTAATTATGATAGTGTTCGTGACTTCAATGCTGACAGTAATGATCGCAATGGCACTGGGAATTATGTTGATAGATCCACCTCGGGAATGATTGAGGAATCAAATCCTCGTATTCCTAGGAAGAAGGGTCAACCTGCAAATTCTAAAAAACATTCTGATCTTTATACTGACGAAAATCCAAAAGGAACTATCCATGGACTTGGGTTCAAAGATGTTGCTACTGCTAAAGCATCTGTATCTAAGATTCGCAATTCATCAAGATCTCATGCTCACAAAATCCAGGCAGCAGTTGCTATGGAACAGAGAGCAAGAGAAATGGGTAAGTCTTCAGAAGCAGCGGTCTATAGAAAATTCATTAACTCTATGAAAAAGAAAACTAAGGCAATGAATGAAGCAAAGGGCGATCATGAGGTCGCTATGGCACAAAGTCAACTCAAAAAGTCGGCAAGAAACATTGCAAAATTGAGAAAAGTATTAGGTAAAAAGGAAAAAGATATTCCTGCTTGGATGCAAGCAAAGATTACCGATACTGCACACGATACTGATGCTGCTGCTGGTTATGCAGACAAAATGAATGAATCTCGTGATGGTAAGTCTGCCAAAGATAAAGGATATTCCCTTCGCGACTGGTTTAAAGGTGGTGGTTGGAAACAGACTGGTGGTAAATATGATGGTAAACCTTGTGCAAAACAACCAGGTCAGACAACGAAACCATACTGTCGTGATGCAGACGATCGTGCTGCTATGAGCAAAGATGAAAGAAGCAAACGTGCTGCTAAAAAGAGAGCAGAAGATCCAAATCCAAATAGAAAAGGGAAGGCAAAAATTGTGACTCAAGAATCTTATTCAAACTGGAGATCCGAATTAAAGCAAATAGATGAAATTGCTCCTGCTTTAGCAATTCCTCTTGTTGCTGCAGGTGGATATGCGGCATATAAGGGTCTAAAACATCTTAAGAAAAAGGGTGATGAAGCATTAGATAATGCTAGACAAAATACTACTCTTAACGGAAAACCATTTGGTGCTGGTGCTAGACAAAGAGCAATTGAAAAGGCTGCTGGTGCAAAGTCTGGAACTTTGAATCCAAATATGCAGAGACTCAGAAGAGAAGAAGTTGAACTAAAATATGATAAATCAAAGAAAAGTGAAGGAAAATATAATATGCCAACTGTCAAGGCACCTGGAAAAGCAGTTCCAATGCCTGAATACAAACCAAGAGGTACTAAAAAACCTGTACCGATGCCTAACTATCCTTTACCAGAAGGCAATCAGATTGATGAGAGAAGTCGTTTAGATGGTCCAGAAGATCGT